TTTGGATTAATGAAGTTGAAGTGGTGGTTGATGGTCAACAAAGGTCAAAGATACTAGAAAAACATATAATTGATGGTGGACAGAGAAGTAGAACTATTCGTGCATGGTTCACTAATTGTATTAAATTACCGAAAAATGTGTTTTACAAATTTGAAGGACAGACATTGGATTTAAGTAATAAGAACTGGAGTGGGGTTCAACTGCATTATCCTGAATTTGCTGAATATTGGATGAAAAACTATACTTTAGAATTTAAAGTATTCTTGGGACTTAGTAATGAAAAATGTTCTGAAATTTTTGAGTATCTGAATGATAATAATTCAATGTCTGCACCAGAGTATCGTAATTCAATTTGGTCAGATATGACTACTCTTATCAGAATGTTAGCAGATTGGGAAAATTCAACTAAAAAGACACTTGAGATGTTTAAAAAAAGTAGTCTTGAAAAGGTTAGTGGTAAATGGAGAGGAGTTAAACATGCTATTTCATTCAATAAGAGGAATTTTGATGACTTTGTAGCTAAAATAGCTTACATAACCATCAATCCATTTACTGCTACAAAAGGTGCAATATTGGAACAATGGTATAGGGATGAGAAAGAAGGGAAAGGTAACTTTAAGAAGTACAAGAAACAAATTACTGAAAACTTGGCTTGGATTAACAAGATGGTTAAATCTGAATCGGATGATACTTCAAGAACAAACCTTATGAAAGCTGGTGATTTTCAGTTTTTACTTCATATAAGAACCTATTTAGAAGAAAAGTATACCTTTAAAATGACTAATGGATATGATTTTCTTGAGTTTTGGAGAAGGTTTAAAACTTTATTAAATGCTGAGGCTCAACAACAAAATATAAGTAAGAGACAATATCCATTTAAAAGTTATGATGGAGAAGTGGTATCATTTGGTTCATGTTATAAATCATTATCATCTGGTAGAGACACCGAGATACGAGATTGGACAACTGTATTAGGAGATTACTTCGTAACTTCGTATGAAAAATATAAATCAGATTCTAAAAGTGAGTTAGAAATTGGTTTTAAACTATTAGATAAAAGTAGGTCAATCAAGAAAGGCGTGAAAGAACAAGTGTTGGTCAATCAAGGCTATAAATGTAAATACTATGACTGGTGTGGTAACACCTTAACAAATTCTTCACCAGGAGACCATAGTAAAACACCACACTCTGATGGTGGAAGTAGTTCAGATGTAGATAATTGCGATATGACTTGTGAAACATGTAACGGAGAAAAAGGTTCATTATCAAGTCAAGATTTTGAATATGTAATAGAAAACAGAATAAAGAATAGGGATGGAAAATGAAAGAATTAACACCACAACAAATCCAAGAAAATTGGGAAAAACTAAGAAGTCTCATCAATGAAACATTCGCTGGGAAAAGACTTGATGACTTAAACAAAATGTATGATTACTTTGAAGAAAGAATGTGTCTTGCACCAGCAAGTGGTAAAGAACACTTTCACAATGCTCACGCCGGTGGGTATGTGGAACATGTTTTACACATTACCGATTTAGTCGTTCAGATATATGACCTTTGGGGTAGGAATGGTGCTACCATTGATGACTTTGATAAAGAGGAACTTATCTTTGCTGCTCTTCATCACGACTTAGGTAAAGTTGGTGATTTATCAGAGGACTACTACACACCAAACGATTCAGACTGGCACAGAAAGAATCAAGGGTTGATTTACAAACATAATGGTAAGTTACAATTCATGACCGTAACAGATAGAGCTATTTGGTTGTTACAACACTTTGGTATTCAGATGTCAGAAAATGAGTATCTTGGATTGAGATTAACCGATGGTATGTATGAAGAGGCTAACAAGAGTTATTATATTAGTTACTCAAAAGACCGACAACTTAAAACTAATATTGCTTACATATTACATCAGGCAGATATGATGGCGAGTAAGATTGAAAACGATGAATGGGTAAGAGGTGACCACGATATCAAGGTGGAGAAAGAAGTTGAGGTAAAGAAGAAAACAGAACAATCAAAAGCTGCTAATCAAGCATTCAAAGACCTATTCGGAGAATAATGTACTTAGAATATTTCAACAGGTTCCTATACCAAAAACCATATCTTCACATTGATGAAAAAGAATGGACTTACATAAAAGAGACATTCGATAAAGATGATGTAAAAGAATCTCTGGCATCTGTGGCGATGACTTATCCAATGCCGACAATGGAGATGACCGAAGAAGATTGTCGTAAAGACTTCAACAAGTTGAAAGGAACTTGGGTTCATGACATTTTGAGAGAAGGTGAGTGGTTTGCTAGAAGTGAAGAGGGTTATGATTATCCTTTAAATTACAGAGGTTCACAATGGTACTTCGCGAGAAACAACATAGGTAATAAAGCTAGTAATTATTTCCAACAAGAAAACAGATGGTCGGTTGAATCAAGTTCCTATCCAGGACCCAAAAGGACTTGGGAAACATTTGATTTTATGAAGAGTTTGATGGGTGCTGCTTATTCATTGAAATTAACCAAGATAGATAGGTCTATATTAAGGACTATGATTGGACTTCGTAAATACATTTGTTCTCAGTTCAAACCAAATGTAGCAAAAGCTATGTATGATTACTACAATGTAAAGAATGTGTTGGATTTTTCAATGGGTTGGGGTGATAGGTTGGCTGGATTCTATGCCAGTATGAATACCGAATTGTATGTTGGTGTAGATCCTCGTAAAGAGAATCATCCTATTTACGAAAGACAAGCCAGATATTACGATAATCATTTGACATTCTTTGAAAATGAAAAGAAGACCAAGTTTCATCTTGCAGCAGCTGAAGATTTCAACTTTGATGAATATCATGATACATTTGATATCATATTTACATCACCACCTTATTTTAATATAGAGAGATACGGTGAAGATGATAATCAAAGTTGGGTTAGATACAAAGACATAGATAGTTGGAACTATCAGTTTCTACAGAAGTCCCTTGATAATATGTTACCAACATTAAAATCTGGTGGTAAGTTATGTGTCAATATATCAGATGTAAATGCAAAAACCAAAGGTGGTGCACAATACTTAAAGATATGTGATCCGATGAATGAGTTTCTTGATACTTATAGAGATATGGAATATAAAGGTTGTATCGGAATGGAGATGGCCAAACGACCAAATAGTGGTGGGGCTGGAACTGCTAAAGATAACAATCAGTTCAAAGAGAAAACCCTAGAGATGGTAGAGAAGAACAAAGACAAGAGATTTTGTGAACCAATTTGGATATGGGAAAAAAAATGAGAATCATAGACGAAATATTATTATTTTTAATTCAATTGTCACATTGGATATTTCTTATTCTTGCTGGAGTATCGGTGCCACTACTATTAATATGTGAACCATTTTATATATCATTTCCAATATGTGCTTGGATAATGCACTTAGGTTTTAGTAAAACATTAGATTGTCCTTGGACTAGGTTAGAAAACTATTATCGAAGTAAAACTGGTCGTAAAGAGATAGGTGGATTTATATCTCATAATTTGAAATTAATGGGATTGAAAAAAAAGAAATAATTTATATTTTTCTACAAAGAAAATATATTGAAGTGAAAAATATGTTATATTTATTGATATATGGAAATAGAACCCAACCAACCGGAATGGGTTACATATTTTTTGATACTAATCATAATTGGTATAGCTGCTAAAATATTTTGGGATGAAACATGAACGCTGCAGATAGAAAAGAGTTCGAGTTAATACACGAGAAGATAGATAATATTAAACAAGACATAACTGATATGAAAAAAGATATGTCTATGGCTCATGGTAAGACAGAAGAGTCATTAAGGTTTATGAAAGAGAATCTCTTCAATCCACATGAGGGACTTTGGGCTGAAACAAAACAAAATACACAGTTCAGAGAAAACTCACAAAAATGGAGAGGTATAATCGGAATTGGTTTTATTGGATTGGTTATAGATAAGGTTTGGTCAATATTCACTTCGTAAAAGAAAAAATACTACAACAATTAGAAGAATGGATGGATTGGTTGGAGGCACCAAATGATGACTTTGGTGGTTTTCCTGTTTGTCCATTTCTGGCACCTGAACGAAAGACTAATAAACTACTAATTGAGTTTTACAATCCTGAAGAGGGTTCTATCTTTGAGTCAATAAAGAAGTTTGATAAAGATGACAACTACACCACGGCTATGTATCTACATACCGATTATCATGGTAACTACTCGGTGGTGGACTATCAAAACTTTATTAATGAGAGTTTAAAGAAAATAGACTTGGGACACTTAAAAGCCGTTTGTTTTAATCCACATGACAAAAGAAAGACAAATGGAATATTGACACGAAAAGACGCACCTTGTTTTATAACAAGTATTGCCACAAGAAAGGCATTGGGTTCGGCTTACAAGAAATTAGAAGATACAAATTATTGGAAAAAAAACAGAGAAAGTGCTTGACTTGTATATAAATTCTTTATTATATTTAGATATGAAAAAATGGAAAGAAACATTAAAGACATTAGTTCCTAACCCACCTCTTTCGGAAAAAGAACTTAAAGTCTTCAATGAGAAATTAAATGCCCCAACAGTAAGGTCTGGTCCTAAAAAAGCTGTCGTTCCTATTAAGTTTACTGAAAGGGAAGAAGCACAACTTATGTGGGTTGAGTTGGAAAAGCTTAGGGAAGAGAATAGAAAGAAGTTCGGTGGTGGTGCTGTACAGAAGAATTGGACCAAGATGTCGAAAGCTGAAAGAGCTGTTAATGTCTAACAAAGAAAAGTATAAAAAAGAAATAAAGAGTCTCAGAAAGTTACTAGACAGCAACGAATATACAAGAACATTACCAGCTAGTTATCATCATTTTCTGTCTGATATGCACAGAAAGTTGATTGGTAATGGTAATGTAACATCAAAGATGTTATCATCAATACATAAGGGTATAAAATCACATCAAAGTTATAATAATCCTGCTGATAAAATATTAAGGGATAAGATGTTATCCAAGATAACCAAATTGAAATATATGTTGACAAAATGTAATTATACTAAACAATACGAATACGAGAAAATGGAGTTCTTAGATAGTATAACTAAACGAGTTCATATGAAAGGTAACTTAACACCTAAACAAGCTAAGTATGCTAATCAAATGTATAAACAATTTAATAAAAGAATGTTACCTTGAATTGCAAAAGGTGTAAAAAAGATAAAGATTTAGCAAGAGTGAGAGGGGCATCTTGGACTATCTGTTGGGATTGTCTTCTTTATTTAGATTTAGAACACAAAAATATTAAAAAATATGAAAATAATGCTTGACTCGTGTATGTTTTTGGTATTATATTTAGGAGAAATGAGAAATAAAAGGAAAATTAATGAGTAAATATTCGGATTTTTGGTTTGACAATCGAAGGACAAGTTTGGTCGATGACCTGTTGTCTGATGTCGATGACAAGCCAGTAAAAAAAGGTAAAGACCATATTGCTCTTGCCGGTCACAAAAGAGCCATTGGTAATTTTGTTCGTATCGTAAGTGGTCAAAATATTCCTGTCAAGTTCCCTTCTCGTGGAGATAGTTTTACTGATGGTAAGTCTGTTACTATCGGAGCTAATATTAATGAGAAGAACTTTGACTATGTTGTTGGTCTGGCTCTTCACGAAGGTAGTCACATAGCCTACTCTGATTTCAACGCTTTTTCTGATGTTCGTCACCTTCAAAAAGTTAGAGAGTTTGATTTAGACCACGAGAAAATGGAATTTCTTCGTGGTATGGTAAATTACATTGAAGATAGACGAGTCGATAATATCGTTTTCAGAAATTCACCTGGTTATAAAGGTTACTACCACGAGTTATACAACAAGTATTTTAATGGTAAGAAAGTTGCGAAAGGTCTTGGTTCAAATATGTATCGTGAGTTGGACTTGGAATCTTATATGTTTCGTATTGTGAATTTCACTAATGAAGGTACTGATTTTGGTGCCCTTCCAAGACTTGCTGACATTTATCGTTTAATCGATATGGGTAACATCTCAAGACTAAAATCTACTGATGACGCCATCGAGTTGGCAAAGTCTGTTTCTGAGATTGTTTGGGGTGTGGTTGATAATGCTCCAAGTAAAGGTAATGGTGAAGGTAACAACGAAGAGTCCGAGGGTAGTGAAAATAAAGAGTCTGAAGGTAATCCTAGTGGTAATGAGAGTTCTGATGGAACTGAGGTTGATACCGGTGATGCTCAAATGACTCCTGAAGGTGGAGAACCTACCGAGTCAAATGGTGAAGAGTTGTCACCTCAACAACAAAAACAGATTGAGAATATGTTTGAGAAACAAAAAGAGTTCTTGGATGGTAAGACAAAAAAGTCTTCTTTGACCAAAAAAGATTCTCAGATTATAAGTGCCCTATCAAACTCAAATACTGAGTTGGTTGAGGTTGGTGATGCTAGAATTGGTAAAGTTGGAACTGTTGTAATTCCATCACTTACCAAGGAACTTATTGAAAGTGGAGCTTTTCCTTTCTTTCGTTCTCTTGATGATTCTTATTACGATGGTAGATACAATTGGAGTGGTGGTGTTCAGATGGTCAATGCGATTAACGAAGGTTTCAGACTTGGTGCGATTTTAGGTAGAAAACTTAAGATTCGTGGTGAAGAGAAAGACTTGATTTTCACGAGACAAAATACTGGTAAAATCAACAAGAGATTAATCTCTGAGTTAGGTTTTGGTAATGAGAATGTCTTTTCACAGATTAAGAAAGAAAGATATAACAAAGCTAACTTACACTTGTCGATTGATGGTAGTGGTTCAATGAGTGGTGGAAAGTTTGAGAAAGCCATCAAGTCTGCTGTTGCTATGGCAAAAGCTGCTGATATGGCTGGAAATATTCATGTTACTGTTGATGTAAGATACACTCATAATGAAAAACCTGTCGTAGTGATTGTTTACAATAGTAAGAAAGATAAGTTGACCAAAATCAAAACTCTTTGGAAAACTCTTCAACCTAGTGGAGTTACTCCTGAGTCACTATGTTATGAAGCCATTATGAAGAAATTTCTTGGTGGTGTTCAAGGTGAAGATAATTACTTCATCAACTATTCAGATGGAGCTCCTTGGTTTTCTACTGGTGGTAGATATAGTGGTTACGAGGTTTACTATGCTGGAGATAGAGCTATTGACCACACTCGTAGAATGACTAAGATGATGAAGAACAATGGAATCAAAATCATGAGCTACTTTATCTCTGAGGGTTACAATAGTGAGAATGACCAAAATACTTTCAAGAGAATGTATGGTAAGGATGCGAGTTTCATCGATTGTACTAATATGATGAATGTTGCTAAGACAATGAATGACAAGTTCTTGTCTAAGTGATAAAATGGTTACTGAAAAAATGGTTTGGAAATACTCCAGTCTGCCCTTGTGGCTGGAGTATGAAACCATTTGATAAGGATCATGTTATGATTTATCAATGGAAGTGTATTTGGAAATATTGTAAATGGGAATGTTTTGAAGATGATATGGGTAGATTACATTGGTGGCAAAGGCATAGATGAGAAATTTAGGGAAATTTTTTTTGAGGTATGTATATATAGAATTAATCATATTTATAAATAAGGAGTTAACATGACACTACCCGAATTAATCGATAGTTTAATTGAATTATCAACCGAAGAGATGCCCGAT